TTTCAAAACGCGACCGGATCGGTTTATACGCAATATTGGTTTAATGCAAAAAGATTTCCGGAGAAAATGGCTGAAATCAAAAAGGCAAAAGGCTTTGAGATCGACGGCGAATTTATAGAATTAAGATAAAAAGGGAGGTCTATCATTTCAACTTTTTGCACGACAACTAGCTTAGACGTTTTAATGGTAGACACGACTTTTAATACTGCGACAACGGCTCTTTGTAGCTCTTTAATTATAGACGCAGAAAACGAAATCAGAAAACGACTATCAAAGCGTTACGACGTTTCGGCGGACGCATTTCAAACCTCAACTAGTACGCCGCCTATGGTTACTACGTTGTGTGAATGGCTTACTATGGGCTATATGTATGAAAATTTAAGTAGAGGCGGAACCGAAGCATTCGGGCGAGCCGATCGTTTCTTGAAAAAGGCTAACGACAACATAGACGATATTTTAAACTTTAAAGCTAATATATTAAATACTACAGGCTCGACAATTGCCGAAGGTAGCGAGTCGTTACCTATGTATTCTAATTCGGATGACTACTCTAGCACGTTCGACGAGGACGATCCGTTAAAATGGACAGTCGATAAAGATAAATTGGACGATATTTCAGACGATAGGGAATAGTAATGAGTGAAACGGGAATTACTTTTAAGAACAAAGAAGTAATGGAGTTTTTCGGTAGAATAGCAAAAAATAACGACGACATAGAACAAAGAACTACAGACTATTGGTCATCTATAACCGCACCGGCTATGCGTAGCGTTTTACATCACTTTTCACATCAAATGGGGCCGGACGGTAAATGGCAGGATTGGTCTCAAGTTTACGCGGATCACATGGCAAGCGTAGGCAAATCAGGGAATAAAATTTTGACTGATACGGGACGCTTGCGTCAATCGTTGCAAATGGCGGATACATCTAGTCGAATAAAAAGGGGCGAGTTATTATTTAATCCGGCTCAATCAGACGACGGAAAACCATACGCCTATAATCACGACACGGGTTCGGGCGGACAGAAACAAAGGAAATTTATGTGGCTAGGTAAGCCGACAATGAACGTTATCGCTAATATTACGGCCGCCTACTTACTCGGAGGGCTTGAATAATGGCTATTACTTTTGCATGGCGGTCGGATACATCAACCGTTTCGGCTAGATACGGGGAAAACATAGACGGGCACGCAACAAACGCAATGTCGTATATGTCTTTAGCGGGAGCGTTGGGCGGTAGCGTTTACCAAGCTGATAACACTATCGGCGCGTTGTCGTTTAGTGCTTATAAGAATTTCGGCGATGCAAGCGGCGGGGCTTTTTCTATTTTAGTAAGATACGCGCCTACATTCGTTTCAGTTCCGGCGAGCGAAGTAGCATTGTTAAATTTCGGTCTTGGAGTTTCGGAAATAAACGGGGCTTGCGCTATTTTCCAAAGAACGAGCGGTCAAATAATCAATAGATTGTACAAAGATAATGCAGCACTACTAGTTAACACTGGGCCGACTTGGACTTCGACCGCTAATGTTTTTTATGACTATTTAATAACAGGTCATGGCGACGACGCCTCCGGACGGTATAATATTATAATGAATGGTGTTACTCAGTCGGGTTCTAATTTATTAAATTGGCTACCTGGCTTTGATATGAAGACTTTAAAAAGTATAAATCTAGGCGGGCTTGCTACCGCTAGGAAATGTCAATATTCCTTTAACGAGTTAGTAATTTGGAACGAAATAATAGATCCAACAAATATAACTTTAGTTCACGCCGGAACGGGCGTCACATCGACGGCTCAAACTCTAAACGGATCGTCTCGTACTGGTTGGGTTGACGTTGCGCCCGTAGAAAAATCGGATTGGACTTCATTAACTGCGGCGCAAATTGTAAGCGGCAACGATCAAATACAGGCCGGACTAACTCAATCGGGTTCGGCCGTAGCCGAAACATGGTCAACCATAACGGCGGACCAAATCAAAAGCGGAGTCGAACAAATACAGAATTCGAGTACAATAACAGGGACTTACCTTTGGAATACAATCGCGGCGTCTGATATTAAATCAGGAGTCGAAACTATTCAAAATTCCGCGACTATTACAGGGACTTATCTTTGGTCGTCACTCGCAGCGTCTAATATTCTAAATGGAGTTAATCAAATTCAAGATAGTATTACTATTACAGGCTCTTTAGTAGCTCCGGCGGCGGCGGCGGGAACTGCAACCGCTTTAGACATTCCGAATATTAAAGAACAAGTTCGCTGGATCTTAGACACTAATAACACAACGACTTCGAGCGTTTTAAACCTATCGGCGTCTATGTCTAAACAAGTTCAAGTAGTACAAAAGGTTAATCCGCAAAAGCTTAGTACGCAAGCGACCTTATTTCCGGCGGTAACTGTATTTACTAAAAGTAAATCTATGAAATCTGCTACAATAGCTAGAAATCAAGTGAACGGTAAACGCGAGGCTAAACTAACCCTAACGGTTGTCGGAATGGTTTGGAACCAAAATTTCAGTGCTGATATAAATAGCGATCCGGCCGACCAAGATTTAGAATACTTAATGGAAAACATAGAGCGCATTTTAAGGTCTTACCACGACTTAGGCTCTAACGTAACATGGCAAATCCCGACCGATGTGGTTTATCATACCGCAGCGTTTGACGAACAATCCCATTTCCGTGTAGGATTTTTGGACATAGAGATAACAGTATTCTACTAGGGGGAATAAATGGCGGTTGACAAAAATTCTATAATCCAACAATCAAATGCAGCTTACAATCAATGGAAAAAGCCGTGGAGAAAACACGCTAAAGAAATTTCAAGGCTTGCCCCGCATACTCCATTAAACGAGTTTGCTAATATCGGAGTAGGCAAGGCTTGTTTAGTAGTAGCGAATGGTTATTCCTTTGAACAAAACATAGAAGTAATAAAAGCGAATAAAGATAATGTAGACATATTATGTTGCGATAAAACGTTAGGTCATTTACTTGATAATGGCATAACGCCTACCTACTGTATGGTTTGCGACTCGCAAGTCGACTACGAAAAGTATATGAAACCGTGGGCGGATCAATTACAGGATACTATTATGTTTGCGAATGTTTGCGCGAATACTGAATGGTCATTTAATGGCAATTGGAAGAATAAAGTTTACTTTGTTAATAAAGACGCAATTCAATCAGAAAAAGAGTTTTGCGAATTAAGTCAATGCGGGAATGTAATTCCGGCCGCGACCAATGTCTCTAACGCTATGGTCGTCCTATTAACTCAAAGTGACAACATGGGACGACGAAATCATTTTGGCTATGACAAAATATTAACTATTGGATTTGACTACTCTTGGACTTTAGACGGGAATTATTACGCATTCGACAAAAATGCAAATGGTAAGGCTAACTATATGAGGCACGTCTATTGCCTAAATAAAGCCGGCAATCATGCTTATACGTCCGGAAATCTACTGTTTTCGGCTCAATGGCTAGAAAAATACATTGCCAATTTCAAACTACCCGTGGTCCAATGTTCAGACGAAACATTGCTAGGTTGTGCTTATAGTGGTAAACTTGAAAAACAAATGAAATACAACTATAAAACAACGGATCGTTCTATTGTTAAAAATGACATTAATAAAAGAGCTAAATTGTTAAACGAAGTGAGATTGATTGAACAAAGAATAAATAAAATAGGCGTAGACCATCACGAAAATTTTATTAAAACAATTTAAAGGGGAATTAATATGAGTGTAGGCGACGGCGAAATAAAAACCGCATTAAGTTACATAGCATTTGGTCGCGAGTCGACTTTTAAGACATATAACACGGCGGCGGCCGGACTTGATGTTTTATCGAGTGCTTTTAAAACGACAAAAGAAAATAAAATATTAGAGGAAATTACTACTACTAGAACGTACGCAAAACGTATTAGTACGAGTAAGAAAATCGAGGGATCTATTGAGGCTTACGCCTACGCGGAGTCAACGGCTCTAGCTTACCTTTTGCAAAACGCATTTGGCGGAACTATTACGACTTCGGTTGTATCTGCGGCGGTTGCATTTACTCACGAATTCGCAGTAGGCAATTTCGATCAAGCTAATAGCTCTTTATGTATTAATCATAGAAAAGGCGACTCCGGTTCGGCTTACGTTTTTGAATACAACGGCGTTCGAATAAATGAATTTTCGATTGTATCTGAAATTGACGAAGCTTTAAAAATGAATGTCGGGGCTATCGTTGTCGACTCTACTCAAACGTCTAACGATGTTGCGAGCGTACTATCTACGGCGGACTACCAACCTTTGAGTTTTGTTAACGGTCGAATTAGTATTGAAACTTCGGCGGCCGCAATTACTACTACTTCATATTGGCACGTTCAATCAATGGAGTTAGGTTTGGCGAATTCGTTAAAAGGCGACGCAGAATCGGGACGAATTGGTTCCGATGTTTTAGACGTTTTACCGGCGGGAATAGCTAGTTTTAGTTTAAATGTTACAATGCGCTTTAATACCTTAACGGCTTACAACGCAATGATAAACGAAACGCAATTGGCCGGAGCCTTTGAATTTTTAGGCGACACTTTAACCGGAGCGACTACTAGACGCGGATTAAAATTTGATGCGCCTAAATTATACATCGCAGACGGCGGCGACCCAGAAGTAAGCGGGCCGGACGGAATATTAACAAGCGAAGTTGTTTTCCACGTTCTACGAGACGAGTCGAGCGCGGGCGGTTACGCATTAAAAGCGGAATTAACTAACGATGTTTCAAGTTATTAATATTTTTTCTAAGCGTTCTTTGTCCGATCATTTATATCAGACAAAGAACGTTAAAATTGACGGGGTTCTATTTAAGATTAAAAAAATAGATCCCTTAAATTATTTGGACGGCTCTAAAGCTATGCAAGCGTCCTATGCTGAATATGAGTTAACTAAAGCCAATATGAATAATGCAGAAAAAGACGTTAAAAAAATAAAGAAATATTTAATCGACGTTTTTATGTCTGCGGTTGTTAAACCTAAACTAACTAGGAAAAACGACGACGGGAGCGATCAAATATTAGTCGACGATTTGTTTAACGATTGGTCATTAGTTGAAAAACTCCACGACGAGATAATGTCATTTACCTACGGTAAAAAAAAAACTCAATAAAATACCTAACTAGATCAAAACTTGAACAATTAGACAACGTTTGCAAAAGATACGGTCAAACGCCTAGTTCTTTTTTAAAACAAGGTATTTCCGATTTTCAGTTTAATTTGTTAGTATATAGCTACGGCGTTTCTAAGGAAAATAAGGAAAACGCGAAAAGAAAAGGAAGTCGATAAATGGCAAAATCCGAAGCAACGCTGATTATCAAGGTAAAGAATTTAGCGACCAAACCCATAAAGGGAATAAAGTCCGGAATATTAGGATTGAACGACGCAGTTAAAAGAGCGTCTACTAAAATGTCTAGTTTCGGCAAAAACTTAAAAAAGAATATAGCAGACCGTTTCGTTATTACTGCGGGCGATATTGTAGGCGCATTAAAATCTATAGGCGCGGCGATTGTAAATTTCGCTAAAACTGCGTCGGAATTTAAAGCCGTAGAAATGGCGTTTCAAAATTTAGCCGCTTCGCAAGGGCAAGACGCCGACAAAATGTTAGCTAAAATGCGCGAACTATCTTTAGGGACCGTTTCCGATTTACAACTTATGAAGTCTGCCAACCAAGCGTTATTATTAGGTCTACCCGTTGAGCGTTTCGGCGATATGTTAACCATTGCACGTTCGGCAAGTAAAGCGACCGGCGAGTCAATGGAATTTATGTTAAATTCTATAGTAACTGGTTTAGGTCGTGGCTCTAAACTTGTACTAGATAACTTAGGGATCGTTTTTAAACTTGAGGACGCTTACCAGGAGTACGCGGATACCCTAGGAATCACAACCGCAGAAATGACCGAAGCGCAAAAGAAACAAGCCTTTTTGAATAAGGCTTTAGCTACCGGAGTAGAGAACGCAAAAGCGGCGGGAAAAAACCAAGTCGATCTAAAAGACAGAATGGATCAAGCAAACGCGTCTTTTGAGAACGCGTCTGTTATCTTAGGCGACTTACTACTCCCAGCCTTTAAAGAGACATTGAGAGTCACGGCCGAAGTAACAAACGGATTTATTACATGGGCAACGACTAATAAAAAGACAATACAGACTTTTTTATTATGGGCTAAAGACGGATTTTTAAACTTTGTTGATAGTATGGAGGACTTAGCCGCGAAAATGGGCGTTATTGCCGCCGGCCTTACTATCGCAGTAACCGAAGCTTTTAAACTAAATGGGAAAAAAGCAGTTCAAACGATAGCAAATACCGCCGTCGAGATAGCTAGAATAGACACCGAAACTAAGCAAAAAATATTAGATCGTGAAAAAGCGACATTCGATAAATTAAATTCTATGGGCGACGAACAGGGCGAGTTAGAATTAAAAAGACAGCAATCTATAATACAGAAAAAAGCCGAGGCCGCGCTAGCTGAAAAGGAAGCGCAAGACACACTAGCCGAAGAAAAGGCAATGCTAGACTTTGAAAAATCAGAGTTAGAGCTAGAAAAATTAGGAATAGACGAGGACGCAAAATTACAGCTACTAATTAAATCTTTAGACAAACAGTTAACTACTGAAAAAGACCATACTGCGCGAATGGCTTTAATGAAGAAAAAAGCCGACACACTGGCTTTAATAACTGAAAATAAAAAGAACGCGTTACGGGTTGAGAGTCAAAAGGGAACTTTTGATACTATCGCAACGTTAGCAAATTCAAATAATAAAACTTTAGCGTCAATAGGTAAGGCCGCATTGATAGCTCAAAAAGCAATCGCGATTAAAGACATAGCAATACAAACGCCAAAGGCAATTAGCAAAACTATGTCGGCATTCCCCGCGCCTTTTAACTTCGCACTCGCGGCGGGCGTTGGCGTTGCAATGGCGGCGCAAGCTGCAAACGTGGCGGGCGTTCAATTAGCCGAGGGCGGTATAGTTCCGGCTAGTACGGGCGGGACATTAGCGACAATAGGCGAGGGCGGACGAGACGAGGCCGTAATCCCTTTAGACGAGGGAGGCGGCGGCGGTATTGGCTCTACTGTTAACATAACAGTAAACGGTGGGTTACTAGGCGACGAGGCAAGCGCAAAAGAATTTGCCGAGGCCGTAGACGCCGAATTATTTAAACTTAGACAGGGCAACGAGTCGGTGTCATTTGACGAGGGAGTTGTATAAATGGAGTTTTTAGTTTCTAATTACATAAACACGACGACGGCCGTTTCGGTAAACAACGGGACGTTGACCGTCGACAATCTTTTTAAAAGGGATAAGACTTTTCAGTATGTAAGCGAGGGCGACAATAGCGACTCGACTATTAGCTCTTTAACTATTAATTTCGACTCTACTCAAAGCGTTTCTAGGTTAGCTTTATTAGAAATGAACGCTAAATCATTTAATATATTTTACGACGGAGTAACGGCTAATACATTTGCAATAACATCAACGAGCGCAACGACGACTAGTCAATGGACTACTAATAGTGAAACGTCAATGTATTTAAAAACGGCGGCGGTCGATTGTACTTCGGTTACATTTGATTTTAAAACTACTCAAACGGCCGCGTCTGAAAAAGCAATTGGTTATTTAGCTATTTCAACGCCGCATATCGTATTCCCTAGAGTTCCAACATCTAAGAATTGGAAACCAAAGTTTAACCCAAAGGAAGTCGTTCATAGACTATCAGACGGCGGGGTTCGCGTTCATACTATAAAGACAAAGTTTAGTACAAAAATAAAATTCAAATATATAGAGGCATCTTTTAGGGATAGCTTAGAGACTGTTTGGTCTCTTAATAATTCTTTTATGTTTACAGCTTTTGGAACGTCTACGTCATGGGACGAAATTTTTTACGAGGTTGTTTGGTCTGGTAAATTTGATTTTTACGAATATACTCAAGACAGTAAGACGGAAAATTTTAGCGGATCAATTTCACTTAACGAGGTATCGGACTAATGTCATTAGAGGACGAGATAAAGAACAATAAATCCAAAGTCTTTAGACGAGCGTTTATTAAGAGACGTTTAGTATCTACAGGATTATTCGAGACCGACTGGCAAGAAATAACAAAAGACGTTGGAAAATGGGGAACGGTAACGCAGAAAATCGACTCTGAAAAACAAGGCCGAATAAGATTTAGTTCGACTAATTTAACAATGATTAACGACGACGGACTTTATAATCCGGCCGAAAACGAGGCCTCGCTATGGTTTGGATATGCCTCACAACAAAGGACTTTGTTTAAAATCGAGGCCGGCTTTATACATCAAACGCAAGGCGCAGACGGCATTTGGACAAATACCGAATTCCCTTCTAGTAATTCAGAAGTTTATACGGGAGTTTTACAGGGCGATATAAATGTAAATACTAGAAACGAAATGAACTTTAGTATTAAACCATTAACTCAAATTTTGCGAGACTATCCGGCTAAAGATTTGTCCGGATTTACGTCAACCGGAGTTACGGCTAGTGAATTTATGGGGATGATAAGAGACCATACCGACGGATCTAGTAACTTAATTTTTAGACCATTTTTTAAAGATACAACTACCGGCTTTAATATTCAAACAACTACAGTTACTTATGCAAATTTAGATAGTGCCGGCTCAAGTGATATAATAGACAAAAGCGTCTGGCAAGTAGTCGAAAAGCTAGCGGAGTCGGAAAATTATTTAGCTTATGTAAGTGCGGACGGAACATTTAATTTTATTGATCGTGACAATATCGCGTCGGCGACAACGTATAATTTTAATGGGGTTGGTTCGTCCGATCGTACTTATGGAATACAGATAAAAGATATTTCCTTTTTCGGGTTTAGACAAAGCAAATATTATTCTAGAGTTAGTTTGAAACATGGTAGCACGGACACGACAACAAGCTTTGAGACGGTAGAGGCCGAATTTAAGGTAGCGGGCGAAAACGCGCCTTGGAATTTTGGACATAAAACTTTTTCAATGGAAAATACATGGCTATCTGCAACGGGCGCGGCTTTAATAGCTCAGGATATTTTTGACAATGTTTCTAGCAAGAAGAACGAACTAAACTTTAACTCTAGTTTTGTTCCGCATATTACAATTACTGATCGTTTGTCTATTTCTTATGACTCTAATCCGGTTAATGCTTTAAGTCTTTGGGATCAAAACGTATGGGTTGGGTTATCCGCTGCGGTTAGCCAAAGCATAGAACAAACAACGGAGGCGGGGAATACTGGTTTATTAACTTCAACTTATCAGGCACAAAGCTTTTTAGCTCCTTCGGGCGGCATGACAATAAACGAAGTTATTTTTAAAATGTATGCCTTAACCGCAACGACTGGGAATTTAACGGCTCAAGTTTGGGATACTTCTTTGACGGGCGGGATTTATAAGCCAAAGTCTTTATTGGCGACTTCGGATAATTTTGATGTTAGCACATTAGTAGGTGACTCCTCCGGTAGCTCTATAGAAGAAACAATAACTTTTGGAACCGCTTACACTTTAACGGCATCAACTAATTACGCGATAGTGTTAAACTCTAGTGGTCTGTCTGGGGATTTTGTTTATGTTAGAAAAGTGCAAACTAACCCTTACGCCGACGGGCGATTATGGTCTAGCATAGATTTAACTCCTTCCGGCTGGAATAGTAATTCATTAAACGATTTATACTTTAAATTCATAGAGACAGAATTAAGGGAAACGGACGGCCTTATTTGGGACGATAATTCGGGGAATGCTATATATTTATTAAATGACGAATACAAACCACTATCTATTAAAGTAAATTTAGATAAACTAGAGACTACTATTTTTTCGAGGGAGATTTAAATGCCAAGTTCAAATACGATAACCGCCTTTTATGATTTTGTTGCAGGGACGAAGGCTAGGTCATCACAGGTAAACAATAATTTTGACGTTTTAAGGGGACATAGGCTCCCCATGAGCACGGACACGGCAACGGCTAGTGACTCGACCCATAATCTAGGTAGCGATGGCCATCGTTGGCTCAATGGTTTTATAGATAGTTTAAATATGTCGGGCGCGACTTCTACAACAGATTTTAAAATAGTTCCGTCAACTGCTAATACTTTAGGTTCGGTCGATCTTATGTTCGGGGCTACAACAATTACGACATTAACTCCAGGAGGTTTTAGTGGAAAATCTATCAGACCTAGACCCTTCACGGCGTCTAGCTCAGATCCTTCGGAGGGGGGAGTTTTTAGGAGCTTGTTTGCAACTGTCGGAACTACTGGAGGGGCACAAACTATAACGGCAGGGAGAATAACCCTAAACGGCAATGGCGTATTTAGAGTTGGTTTTTACAATCCTATATCGGGATCTCCTTCTAGTAAAAGACTCTGGAGAGCCCAAGGAAAAGGGACGAGTCATTATGTTATGTTAAAAACGGGCTCTACTACGACCAGCATGACTATCTCAACTTATCTTAATTTAGATGGGACAGACACAACAACGGCATCAAGAACATGGCCTCTAACTTCTTTAGAGTTTAATGTTTTTGGTTTAGCTAATGGGGAAACTGTTTTCGAGATTGCATCAACCTCCACAGCGGGGGGAACGGTTGGTCTTATAAATGTAAATCAAACCTGCGGCGTTTACGCTTACGAAATTTAATTTTTTTAACACATTGACAAAAGATCCCTTTATGTCCAGATTTAGGACATGGGGATCTTATACAATTACTACCGATTAAAATACAGATACGGACATTTACTTAATCTAAAAAAGCCGGTGGACATTAGTTTAGAATTAGCCTCAAATTGCAATATGGCTTGTAATTATTGTTACCATTCGGATATTAAGTCACTCCCCTTTGATCGAAAAATAATGAGTTTAGCGACCGCGTCCGACATAATAACAGACGCCGCAATTCTAGGTGTTAACTCTATTAAATTCAATTGGCGCGGGGAGGGGACATTAAACCCGCACTATTATAAAATTACAGGCCTTGCCAAAGATTTAGCGCATGGCTCAACGTTTATAGATCGTATTACAAATTCAAATTTTAAAATTAGCCCCCGTCGTCGGGACGAAGTATTCGAGGGCCTTGCTAACCTTACCAAAGTAAAAGTTTCTTATGACTCGTTCAATCCGGACGTGTTCGCAAAACAGAGATCCGGCGGCGACCATAAATTAACGACTGAAAATATAGATTTATTTTACAATCATAAGTCTAGAATTAAATCCGAAACTCAATTAGTCATTCAAGCGGTTAGGACTAATTTAAACAAAGACGAGGACATAGAATTTCTAGCAAAAAAGCGTTGGCCCGAAGCTGAAATATCAATTAGAGATATGGTAACGGGTAGAGTAAACACCGAAAAATCAGACGATTTAGAGGCGGTTAAACGTGACTTAAAAAATAGAATACCATGTAAACAAGCCTTTGTTCGATTGATTTACAATTACGACGGGTTGGCAATGCCTTGTTGTCCGAACATAGACGAGTCGTTGAATATTGGGCACTCCAAAAGAAATGACATATATCATATTTTTAACGGAATAAGAGCTAGGACATTGAGAGGGGCTTTAAAAGCTGGACACGCATTTAATAATTACGACGCTTGCAAAAATTGTTCAAGCTTCGAGTCGTATCGCGGATATAAAGCACCTTGGAATAGTTAATCATTAGGGGGAGTTATGGGAAGAGTATTAATTAAAGGAACCGAAATTTTTTGTCCCAGTTGCAAACATCACATAGCTACTGTAAAAAATGACATTTTATCGGGGGAAATTTTAAAAATAAGTAGCTTCGATTTTAAAGACAAAGAGCCATTAACTAGATCTAAACTGGTTTGTTCGCAATGTTCAACGAGCTACGCGGATAATAAAAGCGGATTTATTAGGATACACACAAAGGACGGTTGGAAATGAAAACGGGAATAATAGTTTGTACTAGAATGCAATCGAGTCGCATTCCAAATAAATGCGCTAGAGATATTAACGGCAAATCTTTACTTGAACATTTACATACTAGATTATTAAAAACGGGAATAAATGTAACCTACGCTTACCCCTGGATTGATTTAGCGGAATACCAAGAAATACCAAGAATTATTTTATTCATTTGAAAAAACAGGATTTACAACTTTTGCAGGTTGGGACGACGATCCGTTACATAGAATGTATAAGGCGGCAAAAGATCAAGGCCTTGATACTATCATAAGAGTCGTTCACGATAAAATTTTCGTCGACGACGTACAAGTAAAGTACGCCCTGAATAAATTCGAGGAAATGAAATTAGATTATATGTATAGCTCTACCTTTACAGACGGAACGGCGTTCGAGATTATATCATTTAAAGCGTTAGAGGCCGCCGCTCAAAAGTTTAAAAACGTAGAACATATAACTTATGCAATAAAAGCAGTTACCGATAATTCTTACGATATGAATTGGAAGGGCTTATTTGTTAAAGACGCGAGACTATTAGTTGATTTTCCGGAGGACTTAGATTTAATGACAACTATTTTCGCGTGTCTTGGGAATGATTGTTCACAAATGGACGTTTATAAATTTTTACACGAAAATCCGTGGGCTAAAAAATTAAACAAACTCCCTAAAGTAACTATTTACACTTGCGGATTTAATGCAGAAAATTGGATTAACGAAGCTATGAATAGTGTCATTTCTCAACGTAATTTTATAGAGGACTTTGAGTATATACTAGTAGACGATTGTTCGAGCGACAAAACGGCTTTATTAATGTCTCAAGTCGCGGCGTCATTCCCTAATGTAAGATATATTAGAAACACTAATAATTTAGGTCTGGCTAGTAGCTCAAACATTGCACTATCAAAAGCTAGAGGAAAACATATTATTCGCTTAGATGCGGACGATCGGTTCGTCGGGAATAACTGCATTGAAACAATGCTAGAGGAAATAGAGAAACAAAAACTCGACGCTTTATATCCTAATTACTACGACGGCAATCATAAAGTTATCGGGCTAGGCGCGGTAGAACATCACCCGGCGGGCACCTTGTTTAAAACATTGGCTTTAAATCATATTAGATTTAGAGACGGCCTAAGACATTTCGACGGTAAAGATTTATATTTAAGAGCTAAAGAATTATTAAAAATTGGTTATTTAAATAGACCTATATTTTTCTATAGACACCACGTCACTAGTCTTAGTAAAAACAACCTAGAAGAACGCGCACTAATAAAGGAAAAAATGGAAAATAACATAGAGGAGTTTACTTTATGACCTCAATGGAAATAGACGTTTTAAAATTATATGCCGGAACTATTAAAGGGTTCGAGGACAATCTAGCTTGGAACCGTTGGTTAAGTATTTGTTTATCAGGGGAGAAAATCGGCGAGCTAATGAACGTTAGAAAAGGCATTCAAATGGGAATGTCTGCGGCTCAAAAAAAAGGTCTGGTTACGGAGTCACTAGCCGTAACATTTGCACGTTGGACAAACTCAATAGACAGGACTGTCAAAAAAATTATACGAAAAAGAGAGGGGAAATTAAACCACGGCGACAAAAAGATATTGGACAATGACATAGAAAAGTTTTTTAAAAGGGAGTCGTATTAGTGAAATTTAAAAGAACATTCGGACCGAAAATAAACTATCCATTGGTTGAAAAATATAAACACCCTAATAATAATTTTACAATAATAACGGGTAGTTGTTTTTGCGAATCTAAAGAGCTAGTTTGGTCTATGGCGAAACAAGCCGACGAAATGGGCGCGACTCATTTGCGGAGCGGAGTTTATCGCGCCGGAACTTTTCCGCCTAAAGAAATGGGTTTTATTGACGAAAAATTATTATTAGCGCACAGAGAGTCGGCGCATTTTTACGGATTAAAAAATATTATGGATATTTTAGACTATTCCGACGAGTCAATGGATTTATTCAACAAATACGCCGATTGTTTTCAGGTGGGCGCACGCGCAATGCAATCATACGCTTTATTAAAAAAGGTAGCCGGTTATGGTAAACCTGTATTCTTAAAAAGGCACGTCGGATGCACCGTGGACGAATGGTTAGGCGCGGCGGAATATCTTTTAAAATACGGTTGTAAAGAATTATATTTAATAGAGCGCGGATCGTCTACGTTTCATAATGACGTTCGTTGGACGCCTTGTTTGCACGTCATACCGTCTGTAAAATCTATTTGTAAAATACCTGTAATAATAGACGCTTCGCACTCTACAGGCCGTAGAGACTTAATAGAACCGATTACTCTAGCCGGAGTAGCTGCCGGAGCCAAAGGACTACTCGTTGAAATTCACGACGAGCCGGACAAAAGCTTGTCAGATAGTGAACAAGCTATTTATCCTAGTGACTTACAAAACATTTTAAACAAAGCTAAAAAAATAAGGGAGATAATATGAAAAAAGAAGATTGCGCGTGTCCGGTATGTGATACCGTAGGGAAATGGAAAAACGTAGACCAATACAGAAAAAAAGCCGAAGGAATGCACCTTTGCGAACATTGCGGAATGGTTTTTTATCCTGAAAAATATATGTCAGAAACGGAGGCTAAAGCATATTATGAAAACGACTATCGTAAACCGCCAAATTGGGGAAATCTTACAACGGGACTTCGCAAGGTAGAAATGCACCGACATTTTTTAAATGATTTAATGACTAAATGGAAAACCGATAAAAACGACGCTCCGGTTGTGTCTGATATTGGCGCGGCTTATGGTCTGTTTTTGAATTGGGTTAAAAGTCATTTCCCAGACGCAGACGTTAGCGGGACAGAGTTCGCAAAAGCGTATCGTAGAAACGCATATCACGAATTCGGAATAGAGCTAACAAAAGATTTTGATATGACTAAAAAGTACGATTTAATCGCTAGCTTTAAAGTCGCCGAACATCAATTGGACGTTAAAAAACGTTTGAGGGAATATGTAGAATGTTTAAAACCAGACGGGTTAATGTATATTTCGGTCCCTACTTGGTTTGATAAAATGACAAACTTCGGTTTAGACGGATTTGATTTAGAGTATTACTATCACCCCGACCATATTAACGTTTGGACAAAAACACTATTTGAAACCGTACTTAAAAAAGTAGGATTAGAAATAGTAAAATTCGACGATGTTATGTATGACGAAACATATCTTTGTAAACGTAACGACTCTTTAATAGAGGCATTTCCTTTATACGAGGACGCCAAAGACATAGAACAAAGATTAGCTAACATTCAAAAAGCAGACAAAGCCTATGAGACTAGAGACTTCGAAGCTGCGATAAAATATTTTCCTAATTTCTTTGAGGCGCATCAAGCTAGATACGAAATAACAAGAAAAAAACCGCATGAAGGGCAAGAAGTAGAGCCTTTAAAATACATCGAGGAAAACTATTTAAAGCCTTGTTTTGACGCTTGCGGCGACTCTTTGAACGCTCTTAGATTTGCTACTGATATTTATATGCGCTATGACGATTTTGCCGAAGCGATTAAATACATCGAGCAATCTTTAAAAGTTAGACCGAATAACGGCTCTTTTTTAATGGCTTTGTCGCATTGTTATAGACAATTGGCTTTAAGGACAAAAGACACTAAACAAAAACTTGATCTATTAACCCAAGCTAGGGACGTGTCAAAATACATTAGAGACGTTGATATTCAATCAAAGGTCGAGTCGACTAATTGGATTTATCAAACCAATAGCGAGCTACCGACGCCTAACGAATTAGGGACTTGATAAATAATTAATTTGCAGTAAAATATTTACTGCTTAACAAAGGGGAATTAAAAATGGATAAAGAATTAAAAGCGGGCGAAATTGGAGCCGAAGCAAAATATGTAATTGAAATTGTAGGTAGTGATGCCAAAATCTCAGTTGATTATGCCGGCAAACAAGCCAGCGGCGGGGCTTATGTTCAAGTAGGAATAGTTGAATTATTAAGAGCGGCGGCGGCTAAAACAGAAAACAAAGTCGACGACAATTTAGTTGAAATGGTTGCATTGGCTTTAGGCTAATGCCTCCGTGGTTAATAGTAGCTTTAAAAAAGGTAGGTAGCTGGTTGCTGCCTATTTTTTTATCTGAAATAAAAGATTGGATAGCTAAAAAAAACGCAATTAGGAAACAAAAGAAAAAAAACAAAGCTGCAACAAAGGCGTTAAAAGATGCGAAAACAGAAAAAGAATTCGACGATGCCGTTGAGGAATTGGCTAGGCGTACTAATAAGTCTTAGTATTGGTTGTACCATAAGTGCCCCACGGCCGGAGGTCTGCGCGCACGATCTAGAACGCGGAAATTTTAGTTGTTATGACACCGAAGAAAACGAACGACGTAGGCTAGAGTATGAAGAAACTAATAAGTATATTTGCATATCTCCGGACGACTATAACGAAATTCTGGACTTCATTGACGAAATCACGGGAGACGCTAGAGGACTTAGATCCGAAGGTCTTGAGAGTGAGTAGGGAAAAACTCTGTATTATTATCGGTCATTCCGATAACAACTCCGGCGCAAGTATGATACCGCCATTTGAGTATATTCAAGAGTATGAATTTAACACGGTATTAGCCGGAATAATAAGCGCAATAGCCCTTGATAGGGCGATAAAATGTAAAGTGATATTGAGGGACGGTTTTTCAATTGCCGAGGCGTACGCCGAAGCTTTGGAGTCGAACGCGACCGCTATTGTAGAGCTACACTTTAATTCATTTTCTCAAGACAAAGTAAAAGGCACCGAAACACTCTACGGAAATATATCCGGCTCTTTTGATTTGGCTAATAATATTCACGAAGAAATCTGCGTTGTATTAGGACGAACTTTAAACGGCGGCGGAAATCGTGGTGTAAGGAAAAAAGAATTAGCAGACAGGGGAGGACGTAACGTTAATAACGGGACCGAAATCCCTAGCATATTAATAGAGCCTTTTTTTGGGTCAAATAGGGTTGATTGCGACTTAGGATTAAGGAATATTAATGAAATAGCCGAAGCGATATTAGTCGGATTTTTAACCTTTACCTATGACGAAATCGGTCGACCTATGCACTAAAAAAATGGAGCGGCACCTATTAGGTCGGTTAGGCCCGCCGCGATTTTCCCCGTTAATTAATCGGTTATCCTAGCTTATATCCTTATCACCTCTATAAAACCTATTCAAACAATAAATATCTTTAAAAAAAGCAACGCTAGCGTCGTCCATTGTATAGCCTATCATTGCCTCCATATTTACAGGGAAACAAGTTCCGCCGTAACCTTTTCGCCCGTCCGGACCTGGCACTATAGTATGTTCACGATTTATAAAGCCAGTCGCAAAAGATAATTCCCTAACCGTGTCGAAATTTATATTCTTCTTTTTGCATAAGTTATTAATAATATTAAAATACGTTACCTTCATTGCGCCAAAGCAGTTGTGAGTATATTTAGCCATTTCGCACTCCATATTATAATGGATAGAAATATCTTTATGGTCTTTAAATATCTGAAATAATTTAACCTTTACGTCGTCTTTAGATTTAGACAACGTTCCGTTCGGAACGCCGACAACTACGTCTTGATGGTTAAAATCATATTGAGCGCGACGAGCGGTTAAAAACTCCGGCATATAACAGACCGTTTGATCAAACTCTTTTGTCAATTCGTCGCAAGTCCCTGGCAGTACGCTAGACCTAATTATTATTAGAGCGTCCCTACTACATCTATTTATTGCATCTTTAATTATTGATAAATCTTGTTTGAATGATTTGTTGTCAACCGGAACCGCTATAAATACGACAGGGCAACCTTTTATGTCGTCTCTATATTCGAGACGCGGATCGTAAAGCCGCATTTTCATATCAGTATTTTCTAAAATCCAATGTCGTAATGTTTCGCCGACGCACCCTAAGCCAATTAGACCAATATTATTAACGTCCATAAATACCTCCCGTTTGAAAATCTAACTTAAAATTAAATAGACCTATAGTCAAATAGTGTTAATATTATTTAATGGGGAAAAAAGAAACATTAGAGGCATTAGATAGCTTTTCAGCAAGGGACGCTAAAAAATACGCGCCTAAAAAACAAAAAGCCAGAAGTAAAAAGCCGGAATTATTAGTAGAAAAAGACGTAGTTAAATGGGCTAAAAAAAACGGCGTTGAAATATACAAAACAGACGCCGCCGGCGAATACAGCCCCAAAGCTGATATGTATTTAAAGGACGCCGATTTAATAGCCGGACATAGCGACTACTCCGGAGACTGTAAACAAGCCCTAGGATGCGCTGTATATATAGAATGTAAAGCAAAAGACCGTCGGTGTAATACGTCTTTTTCTCAGTATAACTTTTTAAAGAATAAAATAAATAGAGGTTGTTTTGCGGTAGTCGTCGACTCGGCGGAAAAATTAGATTTTTATTTTTATCATTGGCTATCTTTACGGGATTCTTTTAAACCTGTAAAGGCTCAAGAATATCTAATGGGAATTTTACCAAAAAGTAAAAAGGTTAAGTTAAGAGAGTCCGAGGAATTTGATTTATAACCCATCCAAATCCTCACCTACAAAATAGGTAGGCTGACCTACCTTATCATCGGTTAAGCCGATATTAAAGCTTAACCTATGCTGCTTAAAATACCTGTTCAATCGCTCAATCTCAAAGTGCTGAGATTTAGTTATCTTGCGTTCTCTGGCTAGGTCCATTTGGCAGAGAGTTAGTGGTGCCATGAAGAGCGACAAGATAAGATTTTTTGGTGCGCTATAGGGAAATAAGTTCAATTTAATCTCCACATTTGTTAATTAGTTTTGCTCTTTAGTGTATCTAATTCATAAAGTAGCTGATCGACCATTGCATGAGCTTGATCGGCACTATCTCGTTGCCATTTATAAGCTTCATAATCTATAACGTGAAACTTATTATCATTAGGCTCAAGTAAGTCGAGCATTTGGTGTTCATTAGTACAAACCCTGTCTGGCAATGCACATCTATTTATTAGTATCCAAAATTCTCTGTAATTATCCATAGTACCTTCTGTTAAAGACTTTTGGTAAAGCCAGTAAATTATACTTCTCCAATATAAGTCTTTTTAAATTTCACACTATGTGTTGACTCATAGTCTTTTAAAGACTCCCAATGCGTTTTCCAATAATAATCATCTACTGGGTAATGCTCCATAGAAACTACGCCAAAGTTTTTAATCTCAAAAACTAAATCACATATTTTTTTATGTTGGTAACAGTAAATTTTGCACCTCATATCTGGTCCTTTAATGTTAATTTTCACGAACTACTTAATTATCTTATTACCACAATAAGGGCATTTCTTATCCTTTAAGACTTTTGCTAAGGCAGCTTCAAATATTTCAGTAGTTGATAGACCTAACTCTTTTGCTCTGGCTAATAATATTGGGTCAATTCGAAATGATTTATTTGGCTTCATTTTGCACTTTTTTAGCTAGCTTTAATGCATCCTTCATATCAAAAAGAATTTGCATTTCATCCTTAAAATAAGGATTAACAGACCTGTTTTCCTTTAAAAGTCTTTTTTCTAGTTTATCAATATTTGATTTTAATTTTAGCACTTAAGTCTCCTTGGTATATAACTAGTATTACATAATGTATTACATAAGTCAAGGATTAATTTAGATTGTATCATTTTGAGCCGCCTATGGTGTTAATTTCACGCTACCAACCCTGGTGTTCTTCTAAACTGTCTAATTCTTCCCTTGTGATTTTGGTTTTCTTTATGACAAAAGATTCTCCAAACTCCATATTTGCAATATCATCAAAAAAGTTTTTCAATTCGTATCCTTCGACAACTATTGGATTACCATATCCCTGTGGGTTCCCTAAAAATACTGTTATCTCTTCTTTTTCCATTTCAATCCCTTTGTTAAAATGAGGCGACTCACTTATAAATTCAAACTCGGCCAATGGTGTCCCATGAATTGAGTTCAAGTTGCTTAATGTCGGTCGCCTCATAAATTCGCTTAATGTTAACTATACGTCATCAAGTAACGTAACCTGTTCAACTTCCTCAAAACTCCACTCTATAATTTCATCGCTATTTTCCACAAGGTCGAACCACTTAGCTTTTTCTTTCGCAGCCTTTAAGTCTTTAGCTTCTATTGTGGCAGCTACTCGACCTGTAATTGTGTATAAAACTTCGTATTTTTTCATAGTACCTTCTGTTAAAATAGTTTGGTTAACTGCATGAATAGTTCATAGAGTATAAACACGCCAAAAATACCGCTAAAAATAAGCATGGCAAAAACTAAAACAGTGCCGATTAAATCCATTATTTCATCCAAGAGTATTCTCACTCTCGAACCTTACAAGAATTTTCTCTCTAAAAATATCAGCTTCACTCGTTAAGAGACTGGTTCTATATTCGTCAGTCTCTCCACTGTTTTGTAATTGGTACAATAGCTGATGTAAATAATTAGCAGCTTCTAGTATTTCTTTTTGCTTTATTTCTAAATCACTCATTTTACCTCCGAAAGGTTCTGTTAAAAACTGGCTATAAGTCAGCCACAAGCAAACTTATGTTTGATTCTATTAAAAATATTTCAACTATTTGGATAGTACCAGAGTGTTCACTAATTGGTGACTCTGTAATATCTACAATATCTCTGCACATTACTAATTTAGTAGATACTTCTTTTGCGTTGCCGTATTTGTAATTTACTCTATATAAATTAGACCCAGCGTAAGTATCAAATTGTAATTTCTTTTTATCGCTCATTTTATCTCCTTCGCTTAATGTTAATTAACTTTGACGTTTAGTGAATTTAATTCCCCTACGTCCCTTAGTTTATAGTTTTCTACAACCCATAACTTTTCTACAAATTGCGGTCTTTTAAATATGTTTTCTTCGGTCATAACTTCATATCCGTAAAGCCAACCCATTAGCTTAAATTTTAAATTTCCTAAACTCATAACGTGAATAAAGGGCCGGTCCTTTTTTACTGCGTCTCTTTGATTTAAAATAAGCCGTCCCCTTTTTTGGTTCGTTGATCTAACCTCAAAGCCGCCGGCGTCGGGGCTATGTCTTTTGTCTAATTTAAACCCACGCCATTTTAAACCGAAAAATTTATTAACTGCGTACTCGGCCGCGCCTCCTATTTGGTAAGCCTTTAAATTATTTATGCTTACATTATAACCGCCGTTACCGACGACCCCTAATTCTTTAACCGCTCTTATTGACTCGTTAATAACGGTCAACGCTTCGGCCTCGTCTAGAGTAACTATCATTTTTTTACTACCTCTAGTTCGTTTAATATAAATTGTAAATGAATATATGCCTCTGGTATCCTATGTTTTTCTAGCAGACCTTTAGCTTTTAATAACGCTTTTCGCATCTTTTTATTCTGGTTAAATAAAATTACGTTTCTAGTTGTTAAATCATTCATTAGATGTTTTTCCATTAGTTTTCTAATTCATTCCATAATGGAATTAAAAAAAATAAAGCCATAAATAAAATTAGCCCATTAAATACTGACTTAGCCTCTAAAACGTTTTTTAATGATTCTATATGAGGATAAAAGTCGCCGACTACCGCATAGCTAAAGGCCCAAATAATATTACTAATAGTAAGTCCGGCTAATATTTTTAAATATGTTGATCTTTTCATTTTAAACATTCCTTTTTAACGTTTTGATCTATTCTAAAATCTATAATTTCAAAGTGAGTTTTAACTCCTAGATATGCTAACATCGCAACAAAAATTCCCATACATAGCCACATAAAATAAGGCATTATCTTTTCTATTTGATCCATATAACATTGCCTAAACCTTCTATATGCTTAGGAAAACAGTAAACCCTAGCGTTAATTCGGTCCGAAATTAATTCCCTTTTCGCGTCTACGCACGCGGTCCTATTTTCAAACTCCACGCTTAGATTATCTAAGTTTGGATTTAAAAATATTATTAATAGTATTGTCATGTTTTCTCCCTTATTTTTTAAATTCCCAGTAATTCCCTAACCTATCAACATATCGAACAGTTTTTTGTAAGACTAATTCGCTCTTATCTTTAGCCTCTAAATAATATTCTAAACTCTTTGATATAACTTCGTCATTTTCAAACCGTCGTTTCCAAGTATGTATTAATTCTATTAATATTTTCTCGGCCTCGTTTTCTAACCCGTATTGGGCTAATCTAGCGGTTAGTGTTCTTCTCAACTCAAAGTATTTTTCTTTTGATAATACATTCATTTAACATCTATTTTAGCCTCTAATATGTCTGATTTGATAATTCCGCCTATGAAGGAAAAGCAGCCAGAAAACCACATTGTAAATGCAAAAATCATTGTAGCTAATAACATTACTTCAAAAATACTCGGCTCTTTAGGTTTTCCGTGATTAGCCTTCATTATGTTTCCCCTTTAAATACGCCCAACATTTTTTATAATGGTCTTCTAACATTTCCTTAATTTCTCGGCTATGCTTATAGTCCGCAGCTTTTTGTTTTTCTAATTCCTTAAAAGTAGGCTTTGGACGTTCGGGAATAGGGCCGTCGAACATATATTCCCACGGCTCCGCATCCGGTCTCATAGGGACTAGTTCGTCGTCTACGAATTCCCCGTTAACTAATAAATGTTCCCGTTTAAAAAATTGAGTCATTTAAAAAGGCAATTCTTCTTTAGCGTCCATCACAGGAGGTTTAGCCGTCGGCGCATGGTTAACCGGAGCGTCGTCCTCTAAATCAGTTTCAGTCGATGAAATTACTAAGTCGTTATAGCCGTCTTTGTTTATCTCAACTTTAACATTAAAGCCGGTGCCTACAAGTGCGCCCATTAGCTCCATAGCTTTTTGCGCCGTCTCTTGATGCGATTTACAATCAGACGCGTCTAGATCGGTTTTAATTCCCATTACGCCCATTTGCCACGGTAAGAATTTAGCCGCCGTTCCGTCTGAAAAATAAAATCTTTTCCATAAAGTTGTTTGTTTGTATTCGCCTTTTATTACTTCAAATCTAGCGTTTACATAGGGTATGTTTCTAGGCGCGCTGCCCTCTAAGTCTACAGTCACGTCATTTAAGACAACTACATAATCGTTCTCTGGTATTGCTTCGGTTTGTTCTCGTTCTATTTCTCCAAACATTTTTGTTTCCTTTTGTTATATTGTTATATTGTTATTTTAAATTATTCCAGTCCCTTAAAAGTTTTCCCGTCTCCGGTGTAATTACAAACGGCTCAACTCCATTAAATAAGTTAGTCCTATCCTTTGAAACCGTAACCGTATGATTTATTTCTATGTCAAAATTTACAGACAAATCATACTCGAAACCGTCGCGTTGAATTTCTTTTAAACCCATTTTCGTAACGGTCATTTTTCCGCTAGCGTCTTTTTCCATTGAGTAGTCTTGTTTTCGTCTCATACAGCAAATTATATTTATAGGGCTTTGTAAAATCTTATTAACAAACGCGTCGTGCATCGGGTTAACTTTTCGCCAATTAGTAAAGCTATTCCCTGGCATTTTTCCGTGAATATCTAGTACGCCGCCGGAGCCGTCCCATTCGTGCGAAGTGCTATCAATAATTATACATTCAAAACCTTGTTCTATAATATAGTCAATTGCTTTTACATATCTAGACGGGGCGAACGGCGGGGCAAAAGTTAAAACCGAGTAGTCGCCTAAATCACTATACAGATCCGCGCTCTGATTTTCAGTATCTAAAATGCAGACTTTATCGAGCGAACCCATTAGTCCGTGCGCTAAAAGAATTGCGCCGTATGTTTTTCCGCTACCCGAAGGTCCGGACATTCCTATTTTTAAAGGTATGTTGTGTCTCTTTGCTTTTCTAATTATTGACATTTTTTGACCGCCTTTTTTTTGTTGTGCCCTAAATTAGTACATAGGAAATATTAATGCAAGTTATTTTTTAAATAAAAAAAAGCCTAGTAAAATCAAATGATTTGGCGGTCAAAAGAAAATTACTAGGCTAAAGGACTAATTAATAACGAGAAGATATTTCGTTAGTCTTGAGGTTATTTATCAACTACTTTTTATTTTATGTAAAGGCTTTTATTTTCTCGGAGTTTGTTTTAAGGTTTTAATTCATTTCAAAATAAAAGGGGAGATATTTTGGCAAATACGCATAGCTATATTACTTACGCAGAAAAATTAGTAGAAAAAGGCTTACTAGTAACGCCGGTTGAAAACAAAAGACCGATGTTTAAAGACTGGCAAATTACAGACGGCGACGAAGTATTAGAAAAGAAATCACTATGGAAAAAAGCCAATGGTTTAGGTTTAATCATGGGCAAAACCTCCGGAGTTATTTGTCTAGATATAGATATACTAGAGACAACCGAACGACTAAAAGAAGTTAGAACCGACTTAGAAAAATTACTCCCGCCGATTTATTGCGGGCTATCCGGCAACCCTAAAAAGCCGGTCGCTAGACTATTTAAGTACAACGGGGAGCGATCAGAAAAATTCAAATTCATAGACGCCGAATTATTATGCGAGGGCAATCAAAAAGTTATTCCTCCGTCAATACACCCAGACACTAAAGAGCCTTACACATGGGTTAATAAATCTTTATACGACATAGACGTAGACGATTTACCGGACTTGCCGGAAAATATTTTAAACTATTTAAGAGATACAAACGAGGAATTTAGATATTCTACAGAGGCAAAAGGTAAATCCGTAGAGTTAACCAGTGAAAAGGGACGCTGTAAACATGGTTTTCATAATTTAATATCCGCGCGTTGTTTAAGGTTATTTCATCAAGGCTATCAATTTGAGGACTTAGTAAGCGAGGCATTAAGATACGATAAAGAAGTAAACAAAGACGAGGACGACGTTTTATATTTTCTATGTCCTTCTAGAAAAGAATTTAGATCAAAAAATAAAATGATAAACGCGACTAGGTTTGTAGCTGAAATTATTTTTAGAAATGTAAATAAAAGATATGATACTAATAATTTTTTTAAAGAAGAATTAGCGAATGGATTTACTTACGACGACGGTAAAAGAATTTTTAGACAACATATTTCGCTTTACAATTACTTAAAAATTAAATCAGACGTTTGGTATATTCCGGAAATGAAGTCGTTTCAAGTTTTTGACGGCAAGAAATACGACATTGAGCCGGAGGACTATATTAAACGCTTCGCTCAAAAGCATTTTAAAAAGCCGTCGTGTACTTCGATCGGGGACAAATCAACATTTCTGGACTACGCCAAAAACGAACAACAAGCCAAAGCGCGAGACTTTACGCTAAAAGACACCGGCCTAGTTAATTTAAAAAATGGCGTCCTAGACGTTAAAGCAAATAAATTAATGAAACATAACAAAAAACATCGAATGCCTTACTTAATCGACGTGCCATATATATGTGGCAACGACGCACCTATCTGGGAAACGTTATTAGATTTAATTACATTGAGTCGTCCGCACATGGCTTTAGCTATTGAGGAATTTATAGGCTATGCGATTTCAGGTTGTGACTACAAAGTATTCAATAAGCTTTTAATATTAGACGGAGGCGGATCTAATGGTAAGTCTACCCTAATTAGAATTATTCAACATCTACTAGGCGAGGAAAACACATCAAGCGTTAGTCTAGAGTCGATTAATACGGAGCGTTTCGCCGGATTTCATTTAGTCAATAAGCTAATCAACTTTTGCGCCGAAGAACCTCGCGAAGCTTTTTCCAATACCGGAGCCATTAAAAAGCTTACCGGCGGCGACTCTATTATGGTCGAGGAAAAACATAAGGGCGCATTTCAATATCATAATTTATCTAAATTAATAATCAGTTATAATAAGATGCCATTTTTTCCGGATGACTCTTTAGGTATGAGACGCCGCATTATTTTAATACCATGCGATCAAAACTTTGAAGACAGACCGGATCTAAAGATTAAAGACGTTGAGGCTCGTATATATCGCGCAGAATTGCCTCAAATTCTTTTTAGGTGTTTAAGTGCCTATCAAGATGTTTTAAAGCGTGGGGAGTTTACGGCGGTCGTTGAGGGGGACGCCAAAGTCGATCAAATGGTCCTCGACTCTAATCCAATTCTAGAATTTATAAAAGAGCGAATAACTTTAACTAATAACGAATTTGATTTCGTTAAATTTTCTAAAATACATGCCAGCTTCGAGGACTTCGCCGGAACTAAAACGAAAATAGGTAAGATAAAATTGAACAAAGAACTCAAAAGGGAGTTATCGAAGAATAACGCAGTAAGCTACAAGAAAACGGACGGTTGGGGATATCATGGGATCGTTCTAGATTCGATCTGACCTAGTTTGGGGAAAAACTAGGAAAAGTAGGGAAAAACTAGGAACTTGTAACTCTATAGTATTACTATACTTTTCTTGTTTTTCCTAGTTTTACTAGAAATAGTAGTAACAAGTATAAGGAAATAAATAAAAATATCGTAGAAAAAAAAGTAAAATGGACCCCATTCTAGGAATAGGGAAAAAAGCGGGAATTCCTTAATGATATTACACACTTAGTCAATTCCTAGTTTTTTCCTAGTTCCCTACTTTATTTTCTTGAAATCTTTACGCATTGCGACAATGGTTCGATATGTGTATAAATAATGAATGAATTTTACATTTTTGTTACTTTAGGCTTGCTATTATTGTAATACTATGTCATACTATATATATAGAAAAGGCGGTCAAATGAACATACTTAAACCAAGAAATAAATTTGAAAAAGGTCTAGAAACAATGGGCTATAAAGTAGTAAGCGTTAGAACTAGTCAAAACGTTAAAAGATTTAACGGAAATTCTTATTATACGGCTAGTCAATCGTTTGTTGTTTATACGGTAGTAGACAAAAACGATAAATTTATTATGAAAAATTGTATTTATAGAAAAGATATTAAAGACACATTTAATCTTTGGCTTGATGCAGAGTCGCAAAGAATTATTTGCGAAATAAAAAATTCAAATAACGAGGACATAATCGAGGCAATGGAATTGGATTTTAATAAAGGCGGTCAATATGGGTGAACCCAAATTAAAAAGATTTATGCGAGTAAGTAAAAAATTAAGATTTCAATGTTCAAAAACTACAGACATTAAAAGACTTAAAACTTTACAAAAAAGAATTGAAATTTGCATCAAAGTTATGCACCTAAGCAATATTAATAGCGGATTAGAGGACAAAAATAGCGTTCCAAATATTCCAAGTCTACAGGATTTAATTAACTATAAAGGCGGTAAATAATGAAATTCCTAATCCTAATTATTAGTCTATATGGACTAAATGCTAACGCTATTGAAAACGATAAAAAATTACATCTAACATCAACTATGTTTATTTCCGGACTTGGAACCGCCGCCGTTAAAGCAAGCGGGAAAACTAAAACGCAATCTATACTTACGGGAATTGTTCTCGCTAATATGGTCGGCTATGCTAAAGAGTCAACGGACGTTTATGTCGATAAAGAAGACTTGAAATATAATTTAATAGGTTCAATCATTGGATCGTTTACAGTCTGGGAGTTTTAATGAAATGGCTAAAAGGCACGCTTGTTGAACATAAACCTAGCGGTAAAGTAGGAATTGTAAATAGATACGAAGTCTATACAGACAAATTAGTAGTCGTCGTAATGAATAAACAAGGCAAACGTAGACACGCCCTTTATAGTGCCTCTAGCTGTAAAGAAACTACCTACGAGAAATGGGCTGAATTTATAAGGGATAAAATAAAATATGAAGTTTGATCGGATTAAATTTTGGTATCATTGCTCGTTTTCAGGAGAAACTAAAAATATCGTTTGGTTTTATTGCGACGAAGGTCATCCAGGGGAGGGAGATTGGACCGGACCTTTTAAGTCGTTTACTCAATGTAAAAACGACGCGGTTGCATTCCATAAACAAGATATAGAGTCATCTAGACGGGCGATAAAATCAGTTAATAATATTAAGTATAGCGAGGTAAAATGAAACATAGAAAAAATTATTCATTTAGAATAAAAGAAGAACTAATTAA